GGTTGAAGATGCTGCTCCGCAAGTTTCCGTAGCTACTTAATAAAAAGCTACATCGTTGGAAAAATTCCACTCCACACTACAGGCTCTCTTGCACTCTATTAAAATCTAGTATATAAAATAATCACTATACATATAAGTTTATGTAGACGCGTATAGTCGACGGCCTAAAGACTACATGAACGTAATTAGGAGGATATAACTATGGCAAATACTACATTTGATGGTCCGGTAAGATCGAAAAACGGTTTTATCAATTTAGGACCAGGAATGACTAAATCACTAACTGCGGACACAACTTTAAGTGTGCAAGAGCACGCTGGTAGAATTCTGCTTTTAAACGATGCTGATGGTAAATTTACTTTACCTTCAATCAACACGAATGCAGATTCTGCTGTTGCAGGACCAGGAAGTGATCCAAATAACTTAAACAACATTGGTGCAAGTTTCTATTTTTACATCGAAACTTTAGCAACTGATCTTGACATCAAAACAGATGGTACTGATAAATTTACAGGTGCTGTTATAATTGCTGTTAATGATGGTTCGAAAAAAGCTTTCGTACCAGGTGCAACTAATGATGTTATAACTATGACGGGTACTACTAAAGGTGGTATCGTTGGTTCAGTTCTTCAAATAACTGCTATCGATACAGCTAATTATCTTGTTCACAATTCTTTATTAATTGGTTCAGGATCAATTGAAACACCATTCGCAGACGCGTAATAAATAATTTTGTGGGCCTTCGGGCCCACATAAAATTTTAAGGAGAAAAAATGACAACATTTGCATCTACACAAGACGGCGTAGCCAGCAACGTAACTACTGAAGCTAAGACTATTCAAGTGGGTAGAACTAGAGCTTACGGAATACATTATGTTGGAACAGCGACTGCAGGAACAATAGAATTAAAAGATGGAACAACTTCTAAAGTTAAAATAGATCATGGTGCAGTAGCGGAAAGTAAAACTGTAATTTTCCCTACACCTATTCTATTTAAAACTAATCTTAATTCTGTTTTCACTACAGAGCAGGTTACGAAGTTAACTGTGTTTCATAGTGGCGGAAGCAACTCGTAGGAGGTTTACGTGGCTTTTTCGGGCACAACTACATTCGAGAAATTTCTCTCGATCGATGATATTATAACTGAGTCTTATGAAAGATTAGGATTTTTTGATTACTCTGGTAATGATTTAAGATCAGCTAGACGTTCTTTAAATATAATGTTTCAAGAATGGGACAATAGAGGTTTGCATTTTTGGGAAGTTGCAAGAACAGCAATCACATTAGAGTCTGGTAAAAACGAATACACATTATTTAGATCACCATCTGATGGAAACGCAAACGGAATAACTACAACTTTAACTTCTGGTATTTCATCTTCTGCTACAACCATACCTGTGGCTTCTACAAAAAATATGAATCCTACAGGTAAAATTAGAATTAACAGTGAAGTAATTACTTACACTTCTATTTCAGGAAATAATATTTTATGTTCTGCCTCTGATCGTGGAGCCGATGGAACTACAGCTGCAGGACATTCGTCTGGAGATGCAGTTACAAATTTTGTTGATATGGTTTCTGATATTCTTGAAGCTAGTTTCAGAAACGAAAGTGATGTGGACACACCATTGTCAAAAATTAACAGATCACAATATCAAGCTTTTTCTAACAAAAGTTCTACAGGTCAACCATCACAATATTTTGTGCAAAGATTTATAGATAAAGTTACAATAACTTTGTATCTAACACCAGGTGATACGCAGGCTGGTAAATTTATTTATTTCTATTACGTAAAAAGAATTCAAGATGCAGGTAAATATACTAACGAAGCAGACGTTGTTAACAGATTTGTACCTTGTATGTGTGCAGGATTAACTTATTATATCTCTATGAAAAAAGCTCCTCAAAGGACTCAAGAGATGAAATTGTATTATGAAGATGAATTACAAAGAGCATTACAAGAAGATGGATCACCAGCGAGTGTTTACATTTCACCTAAAACTTATTATCCGGAGATATAATGGCTAAATACGCAAAAGGAAAATACGCATTAGCAATATCAGATAGAAGTGGTCAAGCATTTCCGTGGAGAGAAATGGTTACTGAATGGAATGGTGCATTTGTTCACGTGTCAGAATACGAACCAAAGCAACCACAATTAGAGCCAAAACCTTTTGTAGCTGACCCACAAGGTTTAGAACAAGCAAGACCTCAAAACTTTCCACCTAATCAAATTGGTGGTGGTAACATGGTAGCTAATTTAACTTTACCTGGAGATTTTGCTTTTGGAGATTTAAGTAATAATAGTATGGTTCCTGAAGATCCAGGAAAAATAAATAGTAGAAGAGAAGCACAAATAAATGTAGGAGAGGTTACGATAAGCATAACATGACGTATACAGAATTAGTACAAAAAATTAGAGACTATACAGAGGTGGCTAGTAATGTTTTAACAGACACTATTGTAAATGGATTTATTGAAAATGCAGAATTTAGAATTTTAAGAGATGTAGATTCTGATAATAATAGAAGATATGTAAGCGCTCAATTAGTTGCTGGATCAAGATTTATTGATACACCTACAGATTTGTTAGTAATTAGATCTGCTCAGATAGTAGATTCTGATGGGGTAGGTCAATCTGATAATAGGGATTTTTTACAATATAGAGATACTAGTTTTATGTCTGAATTTAACCCCACTGCAACCACAGGGGTTCCAAAATATTACAGTAACTGGGATGAGGATACAATAGTCGTGGCTCCTACTCCAAATGCCACTTTTACAATACAGTTAAATTATATCTTGAAACCTACTGGATTATCGAGTACAGTTCCCACTACATATTTAAGTCTGAATTTTCCCAACGGACTTTTGTATGCATGTCTAGTTGAGGCATATAGTTTTCTAAAGGGGCCAAATGATCTCTTGCAATTATACGAAGGAAAGTATAAACAAACGGTAGAAGGCTTCTCAATAGAACAAATGGGAAGAAGAAGACGAGACGAATATCAATCAGGTGTTCCTCGTATAGGAAAATAGGAGAAAAATAAAATGGCTATACAACAAGCAATTTGTAATTCGTTCAAGAAGCAATTATTAGATGGTGACATGGATTTTACGGCGTCGCCTTCTGGTGATAAATTCAAGATAGCTCTTTATCAATCTTCAGCAACTTTAAACTCAGCTACAACTTCTTTGTTAACTAGCTCACCTACTAATGAGGTTCCAACTTCTGGACAATACACTGCAGGTGGTGGGGCGCTAACTAACTTAGCAACTTCATTAACAGCTGGAGTAGCAAGAGTAGACTTTGCTGATAGATCGTTTACTGGAGTTACTATTACTGCTAGAGGAGCTTTAATCTACAACACATCGTTTTCAAACGCAGCGGTGGCAGTTTTAGATTTTGGAGCCGATAAGACAGCGACTTCTGGAGTTTTCACAATTCAGTTTCCAAACAATACATCAACCGCAGCGATTTTAAGAATCTCTGGTTAAGTAGGAGGTAAACTCCTATGGCAGGTTGGTCACAAAATACCTGGAATACAGGATCCTGGGGAACAGGAATCGATAATGACGTTTCTGTTACAGGGATAGCTGCAGCTTTCGGAATAGGTATAGTATCTACTGATTCAACTGTAGAACAAGGTTGGGGCAGAGATGCTTGGGGCCAAAGATCTTGGGGTAATCCTAGTCAAATTGTAACTCCTGTTACACCTGAAGACGCTATGACAGTAGCGTTAAACTCTGTTACAATCGATGCAGAAATAAATGCAGGTTGGGGTGGAAGAAACTGGGGAGATAATTCTTGGGGCGTTGCATCTAACGTTAATCCATCTGAGTTAGTTAATGCTTTAACAGCAGCTTTAGGTAACGAAAATATTATAATCGATACATCAACTGGTCCATCTACAAATAATAATCAACTTATTACAACCACACTTAACGATGTAACAATCGATATTCAAACAAAAGTATTTCCAAGTGGTTTCCCACTAACTGGAGCTTTAGGAACAGCAGATGCTGGCCCTGATGCAATGGCTACTGGTAATGCAATGTCTATGGGTCTTGGAACTCTAGAAGCATTTAACCAAACAGGTTGGGGCAGACAAGGTTGGAATGTAAACGCATGGGGAGTTGAAGGACAGTTTGCAACTGCTAATGTAACAGGTATTGCAATGACAGCTGCTGCTGGCACATTAGGTGCAACAGGTACAGCAACTTTAACACTTAGCACTTTAAACGTAGCTCAAGCTACATTAGGTAATGTAGACCCAGCACCAGACGCAGAGATTGTTGGTGAGCCAATGGTGGCAGTTGTAGGAAATGCATTAGGTTTAGCTGGAGCAGGTGCAAATCCAACAAGTCAGCTAATGACAGCTGGATTAGGATCAGTTACTGCCGTTCCTAGCCAAGAAGTAGATGTAACCGGTTTACCTTTAAATAATCAATTATCTTCAGCATTTAACGTAGTAATTCATATAGATGTACAAGTTACAGGAAATGCCTTGACTATGAACGAAGGTTCTGCTAATGCTTTGATCTGGAACGAAGTCAATACAGGTTCAGCGCCTATAACACCTCCAGGATGGCAAGAGGTGGCTGCATAAAGAGTTTGACACAAACTCAATATTTTAATAAAATGAATACATAAGGAATAAAATATGGCGAATTCAACATCTGCTAACCTAAAGCTTACAGTACAAGCAACCGGTGAAAACTCGGGAACTTGGGGTCAAATTACAAATACAAACTTATTAATCTTAGA